CAACCAGCGCATGCGGCGCTTTGCTCAAGTCGCTCGGGTCATACGTCACCGCCAGGGTATTGGCCGGCACCTGTACAAGCGTGCCGGTCCTGTCGTACACGTACTTTACGGACGCGCGTGTGCACGCCACGTCACCCAGGATGACGGGATCGATAATCATCATGGCGTTGTATCCTTATGATCTTGCGTGATGAGTGGTCGGCTTCCGTTCACTGCACCATCCAGCGCATCAGCGGACTTCGCCGAGCTCTTCGCGATCGCCATATTCTCCGCACTGTTCGCTATGCGGAGCGTCTGAACCTCGGCCCGGAGCGCCTTGACTTCAGCCAGCAGCGCATCGCTGTTATTTGACGGGTTGGCCAACCGAGCCATCAGCGCACGGTTATCGGCGGCCGGGATGATCCGTTCACCTTTGTGAACCATGGCCGGCATATCCTCGGGAATGAAGTTCGTACCCACGGCGAACGGATGCAGCGTCTTGGCCTCGTTGCTGTTCATAAGCGCGTTACCGATGTCTGCCCACGACGTGCCATTCTTCAGTTGCGTGAGCCAGTAATTCAGACCGTCAGCATCAGCCGTCCGGTGGAACATCGTGTCGTACATGCCCTGTAGGGTCGCTTCTGGCGACTGGGCGATGGCGTTGGTGATGTCGCTGGTCGACACGCCGGACGCAGCCTGCTGCTTCCAGTAGGCGAGCCCTGCCGAGTCTGGAGCTCGACCGAGGCTCGTCTGGTACGCCTGATTGATGCTCGACGTGGCCGACACGATCGGATTGGACATCGCCGCCAGGATCGACGTGCTCAAGCCCTGCATGGCCTGATCAATCAACAGCAGCGTGGTCGACTGACCTTTCAGCACACCGATCTGGTCCTGGGCGTTCGTCAGGATCTTATCGAGCGACTTGAGCTGCTCCTGCGCGTTCTCCAGCGCGGTCTTCTCGACCGACAGCGAATCGTCCGTCACGTCGCCCAGCTGGGCCACGTCGTTCTGCGTCTGGTACAGGTCGCGCAGGTAGTCCTGGTACGTGCCGAATTGACTCGACGCGTCCTGTATCGCAATGCCAAGGGCCTTCCTCAGCGATTCGACCTGATCATCTGACAGCGTTCCACCCGCTTTCTGGATCGCCAGGTCAGCGCGGATTTCGGCCTGCGCCGCCGCCCGGCTCGCCAGCTTCTGCCCGGTCGTCGTCATGCTGTCCAGGGTGCTGCGCAGCGCGTCCGATTCGCCCTGCAGCTTAGAGATCAGCGTGTTGTGCGCGTCAATAGTCGTTTGGACCGCATCCTTCTCTCGACCGACAACCTTCTCCAGCACGGAGTAGGCATTGTCCACGTCGCTGTATGCAGTGCTCGCCGCGGTCTTCATGTTCTCGAACGCGTCTGCCGCGGCCTTTGCTGCCTCGGCAGCCGCGTCAACCGCTGGGTGGACCTGGGCAAAGGCATCGGTCAAAGCCATCAGGGATGTGAATTCTCGTGCGCCGGCCTCGGTCGTCAGATCAAGCGAATTGACAACGTCCTTGAACTGGTCGCGCGTCTGGACGGACGACAAGCCCAGGCTGGCCATCGCTGCATCGAGCGCCTTCTGCACAGGAGCCAGCCGCTCGGCATCGGTCAAGTAGTTTTGTGCATACGTCTGCGCTTCGGACGTCAGTGTGGACGCGCTGCCGGCCAAGTTGATCAGTTGCTCGCGCGCCTTAGCCGATTCGATGCCAGCCGTGCCAAACGCGTCCGCAGCGGTCTTGCCAATCAGCTGCGCGACCTGGTCGGTGGACTGGAAATCCCCGGCCAGGCGCTGAAGCGTGGCGGACAACGTCTCGCCCGACTTTTCGAAGTCAGCCAAGTTGGGAACGAGCCTCGTCGAGATCTCGTCGCTGACGCCGCTGAAAAAGTCGGCGATCGCCTGCGCGTCCTTCGTTTGGTCACCCGTCAACGCGATGTCAAACGATTTGCTGTAGGTGGTGATCCAGTCCGCTTGCACGCCCAGCGACTTGGCGAACCCAGCCGTAGACGTTTCCATCGACGTCAGGCCTTCGGTAAGTTGCTTGCTGAGTTCCGCACTGAGCGCTTGCGTATCCGTCCAGTTGCGGTCGCTCGTGAACCAACCGCCATCCTGGTGCTTCTTCTGGTACGACTGGCCGCTGACGCTGTCTGCCGTCAGGGTGCCGCGCAGGCCCTGGCCTTCGATCTCGGTCGCGCCGTGACCGAACCCTTTCTTCAGGAGCGCGAATGCTGCCACAGCCGCGCCAACATACGGCAGCGCTGCGGCGACACTTGCGCCCAGGCTGGCAGCGCTGGCCTCAGCGGCCATGCCAGCTGCCGAGAACGTCTCGGCAGCGGTAGTTGCCATCCCTGCCGAACTACCAGCGAAGCCCGCGCCGAACGCCGACAGCGAGCTGGATCCAACGAGGTTGCCGATGCCAGCAATGGCCGTCCCACCCGCGTTGAACAAACTGCCAGTAGCCGCGCTATACAGGTTCGACGCCGATGAAGCGGCGCTGATTGCGCTGCCGACACCGCCACCAGACACCGCTCCGGTTCCATTCAGGGCCGATGCCACAGCGGGGCCTGAGATCGATCCGGCAAGGCTCGTGACGATTTGGACGACATATTTCTTGACGAACGTCTGGTACAACGCATCGGCAAGCGAAGTCTTGAGCGTGTTGCCAATCGATTTTGCGAAGGATGACCACATACTCTGGCCGCCCGTGAGCATGTCACGGAAGCCTTCGCGGAAATCGTTGTCCAGGCCGTCGATAACGCCTTTCCACTTGTCCAGGACCGGCGTCATCTGACGGTTGGCGTACCACTGGTCGAATTGGCCGATCAGTAGCTTTTGCGCATCCGAGCCCTCTTCGGTGTGCGCGACAATCTCGCGCCACTTTGCGGCATCGATGTCCAGGATGCGCTGGGCACGCGTCTCTTCGTCGGCAATATAGTCCGCCGAGAATTTTCGATTTTCGTCAAGAAGCTGACGCGCGCCGCGCACAGCAGCATCGTCGTACATCTGCTTCGCGAGGCTTTTCTTGCGGGCCTCGGTCTTGGCGTTGAGATCCTCGATTTCCTGCTGGGTCAGCGCATGGCCGTCCTTGGCCTGATCGGCGATGAGTTTCCGGGCGTCCGTCTCCAACTTGATTTGCGCGATCGCTACCTGGCGCGCTTGGTCGGACATGCCGAACAGGGCGACTTCCTGCGATACGGCGTCGGTCTCGGCGTCGATAGCGCGATCCCACCCACCGACTAGGTTGTCAATGGCCTTGGTACGCGCATAGTCGGCTTCTTTGGTCGCGTTCGCCGCACCATTGATGATGTTCCTACGGCGCTGCATCAGCACCTGCAGTTCGCCCAGCGCCTTCTCGCGCGCAGACTTATCCTCTTTTCCGTCGGCGAGTTCCGCCTGCTTTTTCAAGATCGGGATCTCAAGGTCGATTTCCTTGACTTGCATGTCCCGCTTCTTCGCCAGGTAATCGTTCTGGCTGATCAAATTCAGTTTGTACTGAGTATCGAGGTCGGCCGCCTGGCCGGCCATGACTTCCTTTTGGAGGTCGCGCTGATTCTCCAACTGCGTGAGCGTGACGTTGTTCAGAGATGCATAGTTCGACTTGATCTTGTTGACCGCCGTCTTGATGGCGTCGTCCGATACGCCAGCAGCAAGGCCAAGCTCCGTGACACGCTTGATCTCCTTCTTCATGCGATCGGTCGAGGACAGGTACTTGTCCATCTCTTGCGACCACTCAGTGCCAGCTTTCTCTAACTGCTGGCTAATAGCCGCCTGCTGAGAATCCCACTGATCCTTGTCGATCTGGAATTGGAGCTCGACCTTCTCCTTGAGCAGAGCGTCCTTGTTAGCGCTGTTCCCCGCGCGGCGCATTTCTGCCCAGTCCGAGTTCTCGCCACCACCAAACGCCGGGGCCTTATCCGCATCCGCCAGAGCGGCATTCACTTCGGCCAGACGCTGTTGTGGCGTCTTCTTACGACCTACCCCGAGGAACTCGTCCCATGCCTTTGCCGCAGTATCCTTGGCGCTCCGCCAAGATTTCTCGATCAGGCCGAGGTTATCCTGCATCTTCGCAGCACGATCGGCAAAGGCCGTGGCGTAAGCTTTCTGGGCCATCTCGGCCGCATCATCGGAACGGCCTTGATCTTCCAGTGCTTTGATTTGTGCGTACGTCGACGCTGTCAGGTAGTGGTACGCCTCATTCAGCTTCAGGCTTGCCTGCACCGGAGATTTGCCCAGCTCGGCAAAATCCTTGACGGTATCATCGACGCTGCGTCCGATGTTCCGCTGGACTTCAACGGTCACACGGCCGAACTGCTTCAGGTTGTCCGCGCTGACCTGCCCCGTGCCCGCCAAGGCGGCAATGGCCTGCGCAGCTTCAGCCTGCGTTCCGACAGAGCGGCCGATCTCCCGGGCCATGTCTGCCAGTTGGGCCGCGCTGGTTCCCGCCACGTTGCCCGACATGATCAGGGAACGGTTATAGGCGTCCGCTTCCTTCGATCCCTGGTTGTATGCGACTGCCAATGCACCAATCGTCGCCGCTGCGACCGTGTACGGATTGACGAGTCCAAGGATCGATGTCGCGACACCACGCGCCGCCGCGCCCGCGCTGCCAAACATATCGCGCAGTTGGCCACCCTGCTGCAGAAGCACCGTGAGCGGCGCTTGTCCGGCCTGCAGGCCCACAACGATATCCGTCAGCTGCGCCGGCACCATTCGCATGGCGTTCGCGATCTGGGCGGCGGATGCGCTGCCACGCGCGCCGAGACTGTTCAGCGACTGGCCGACGCTGTCGATCTGACGCTGCGACTGCGCAGCGCCGTCGACGCTGATGCTGATCACTGCGCCCTGACTGGTCGAATATGCCATGATGGTCTTCTATCGTTCCTCGCTCCACTCTTCCAACGCCGCGCGCTCCATCGACTGGATCGCGGCGAAGTACCAAGGGCGCTCTTTCTTCGGGATGGGCATATGTTTGATGCAGGTTTCCACGCCCGGGTAATTCAATCCAGTGCGTACGCCGGCGTCGGTCAGCCACTGCGTTTGCACCGACAGCCAGAGGTTGAACGCCAGGACGTTCTCCGGCCATACATAGAAGTCTTCTTCGAGCTCGACTTCCTCCTCCAGGGCCAGGCCAAACGCCGCCGCTGCGGCGTTCACTTGCTGGCTCGGTTCGAGATCGCTGTCAGACGGAATGCGAAGGTCGCCGCGCGCCCACAGGCGCGCAGCTTCCGTCAGTTTTTTACCTTGGCCTGCGCTTCCTTCAGGTACGCCTGCAGGTACAGATCGAACAGACCCGGGATCGCGAACATGGTCTCCAGCGCCTCGCCGCAGAACGATGCGGGCGCGCCAGTGTCGTCGAGCACGAGGGTCTGGTCACGCCAGCCCGTCGTGATGTCGAACATCACTTCCTTCAGCTTGTCGGTGGTTGGGGTACCGTCGACGTCCTTGAAGC